CCGGAGAACCAGTTACAACCTCTTTTATCCTTGCAACAAAATACTTACGTCCACGACCGGGCCGATGAACTGAATCATAAGGTAAATTTAAACCAATTCTCCTTGGCCCCGGACGAGCATCTCCTGAGCTATGCCCACCACTTACTCTTATATAATCACCTACTGTAAAGTTTGTAAGAGTTGCTTCAACAAATTTTATACTTTTATCACTACCATCTATCTTCGCAGTGGTATGTATAGAAGACTGGCCTGCATGCGTTTGTAATGTAATTGCACCACCCGGAGTATAGCTACATAGTCTTACACTGGTATTTTTAAATGACTTTTCATTTGAACCCTCAGAATCATAATATATAGGTGCAGCTATTGTATTATTAACAAGTCCGTACCCATCAAATAGTATCGGATTATTAATAAGTCCCCTGCCTGTAGAAGTGTTAGTCATAGTGAAAGTATATCCTGTGTGATCACTTATTACATTTACAGCAGAAGATAATCCTTTGCCTGTTTGATACACTGTATCTGGAACTGCATTTGCTGGCTGATCCGGAGGTGCTAGATTTACATATCTTGAGAACTGATGTCTCCCACCCCCAAAATTCCAGTCTAAGCCATCCCAGTTAGTGGGATGTACTGGATTTGACATTGTTTGATACGAAGGATTACTAGAATTCAGCCACGATAATCTGTTACCATAAGAATAGGTTGAAAACCCTCCCCCACGAAAATGAGTGGGACTTGAAATTCCAGATCTACCTGCCCGATCATTATCATCCCCACCACGTGTGCTCCAATCCTGCCATCTTGTATATTTTCCGGGTAGTGGATCTCCTTCCCAGTATATAGACCCACCAATATGTGGAAACTTCATATAGATATGCATATGGAATCTATATAAACTGACCCAATGATAAGTTCTCTCATCACTGTCATTTCCCGGATCACTCTGCCCGTACCTCTGCAGATATCTTGTAAGTAATGTTTCTGAAAAAGATCTTGTAACAGTTACATCCTTTGCATTTTGTGCAGTTATAATACCACCACCACCTTCTTCGGAGGATCTGAAGTCACCTTCAATAACCATGATCTCTGGTTTATTTGCTCCAGTCTGTCTTACACATGCCCATGTACCTGCTGGGAAATGCTTGACTATATACTTTAAACCTATATCATACTCTCCACCCCCACTAAAACTACTCGTATTAAATCTGCCTCTTGGTGTTATCCAAGTCGCATCTCCACTTGGATTGGCAACTGTAAAAAGCTTAACATCATCATCTCCTGCATCATATGCTCCTGATGACTCGGCCTTACTTCCACTGACTATAACCACTCCCGGATGTGCCCAATCTTTATATGCAAAACCATCCCGAAGTAATAGAATATATGAATCTGTCTCCCTAGGTAATATCCACCTCTCATTATCACTATCTGTATACTTTGTAAGAGCTTTAGCCCCAGACTTATCTGCAGTTTCAATTTTCTGTGTGAATGTAACAACACCATTACATATATCTACAGAAGTTATTTCTATTGCAGTTGCTGGATATGTTGCAGTACTGTCAAATCCAAAGTTACTACCTACATCACCATTTTGAGTTGTATCAATAGTATCAAATGAATTGACTGACATACTTGAGTTACTTAATGCAACTGTTTCAATAAACTGTGCATCCCAGCATATAAAATAATTCTCCTTAAAGAATGAGCCTCCACTATTACGAGTCAAATTGCCGGATGTTATATCATTTAATGTAAATTTACCATTAACATATGCACGTGTTTTTACATTCCAAGTATCACCTGTCTTCTCCACCCAATATGGCTGACCGGCATAGTAATATACATGATCTGAATCCTTAGTTGCAGTTGCCTTATGCTCCTCTAATGATGGAGCATCTGTAATAGGATCTGCTGTATCAATTGCACCCAGTTTATCTGATGGTAACCCAAGTAGATGTGCACCATCACCGGGACGTTCGCCCCTAGTACCCTCTGATACTATAGTTCCTGTAATAACTGCCCCCGGTGGTAATGCTGGCCCCAAATTTCTGGCAACATTATCTTTGTTATTAATAATCTCTTCAAACTGGGGACGTTTAGCATCATAAGTCTTCACAACACCAACACCTGACTCCTCAAATGATACTGCTTCTGAATCCTTTATCCACTCACCACGATAATAGTAATGCCCTGAGTCCGTTAAAGGGTTAATTCCTTCTCCGGGTTCAAGTGCATACCCCTTAAGGTTGATATCAATTGCCTCCTCACCTTGGTCATCACGAAGGTTTTGAGCGTCTATCTCATTGGAGATACCACCTGTAAATTGTCTGAGAACAGTCCTAGGCATTACACTAATCCTTGTTTATATTTAACTTTCTTGTCCTTAACAACAGTGTGACGTATATCATGTCGTTGTTCTTCCTTTATCCTACTATAAGATACATGAACCCATCCTGAAGAAGGATCGTCTGAGTTATAGAACTCTAGTATTAACTGATCAAAGTCTAAATTCTTTGTAATCCACTCTGCAAGTTGGTAGTTATCTGTCCCAGTTACCTCGATATCTGCCGCTTCACCCCTAGCATGCTGACTCTTAGCTGAGCTTCCTACTAACTTACATAACTCTACTGTCCTGAACCCAGAATTGGGAGTGAATGAACCATACTTATCCCGCACTGGCTGTAGAATATTGTTACTTAATACAGTTAATGCGACTATTTCCTCTATAGAAGGCTTGTTCTCCAGCCCATTCCGTAGAGCCGTCTGGCTCTTAGTCAATTCACCAAGACTAAAGTTGCGACTGAGGTACATTTAACTGGCATTGATTTAAAAATTTATCATTCATACCAAGTATTTCTTTATGTGACAGCTTCTGTAAGCTGGACTTGGAGTAGGTTTCCCTAATTGTATCAACTATACAATCACATGTAGGGATATATACTTGGGGAGGGATCTGTGGTGCAAGTCTTTGGAAATTACTAGAACATAAAATCCACATTGATCGTATATCAAGGGTATCAAAATTACTGTAATGTTTTTCACCCCTGATAGACTCAGTAGTAGCCTCTCTATTATGTAAATAAGTACATGAGGTTACAGCTAGAGCTAACAATATGATTAATACGATCCTTAACATACACTACCATTTCACTACTACCCTAATTGTTTCTCATAAGCAGCTAAAATTTTATCATCTAGCTTATTATCTGTACTTGCAACAAGCTTCTTTAATAATATAAGGACAACCTCTGCTAGAAGTTTCTCAGAGAGCATGCTCATGCACATTGTTTTTACTACACCACCAACTAGCGGGGCTAATAGACCTATCATAATTTTCCTTTATTAACATTCTTTGTTTCTAAATGGTTTAAAAGTCTCAACACACTGAAATCGGTTAGTGAATGTGCTAGACCCCCGTTCGATCCAGTGACCATACAGCCCCTTACTTGAGCCTGCCTCCTTACTACTACAGCTTAATAATAAAAATAGAATCATTAGTAAATAATATCTCATTAATGATCCTGCCTGTCCCTGCGATCCCTCCCTCCCAGTTGAACCCTCAGATCAGTTAGCGTTATACTCATTGCGTCAATTTTATTAGACAACCCATCCACTTTTTCCTCAAGATTGTGAACTGTCCCTTCGTTTAATAGCTTCACTTGTTGTTCCAATGACATGACACTGGTAAAAAGCCAGCCACATACTCCCACGATTGCTGCAACGAGGAAGGGAACTGCTGCCTTTACTAATGAATGCTCGCTCACTGCCCCTATAGTTCCATTTACTGTCATTCCCATTTAACGCCTTTTGTTTTCTTGTTTACGAGCCTCACGATGAAGATCCTTCAGTCGATTTGCCTCATTAGTTTCCTTAACCCACTTCTCTATAATATAATGATCATCTATATCAGGCTTCATAAACAGATCCTTAAACTTCTGAATAAAACTAGCCATGTTTTACTTCCTTTTTTTTAATTTATATCTTCCCTTGCTTGCTTCCATCTCCTCTTCATGTTCGTGATCTTTCTTTTCACGGAACCAATAATCGGTAGACTTTGCAAGGACTGCAACGTATGCACCACAGAGGATATTAACCAAATCACGGCTTGATTCCTGAACCTCCGAATAGAACAGTAAATACAATAGAACAAGAAACGTAAACGCATTGGCAATTGATATGACAAAACGTGCCCAAAAATTGAGGAGCTTCCTGTTCTCCAAAGCATTACCACCTCCGCCTAGTAGTGTTCTGTGAAGTTTCATTCATTCTTCATTGCAATTCCGGAGTTACACTTCTAATAATCATGGTTGTATCAACCCAAAATGTTACCACTTTTTGTGACTACCCAACTGACTACCCAACTGACTACCCAACTGATTACCCAGTAGTTTGTGGTCGAATATTTCGACTTCAAATCGGACACTTATGTCCGTTATGAGGGTTTAGGAAACTTTGCTTTTACTTCGGCACGTTTTGCTTCAACTGCTGATTTATCGTCTGTATCGTACAAAGCTACTGTCAACTCAAGTAGACTTGGGTATTCTGCCTGTCTGTTTCTGGCGTATTCCTGTGCTGTCCATTCAGTTAGTAAACGAGCCTTTTCAGCATCTATTTCTGCTGAAGTTACTGGTGCTACTGTTGGCTTTACCCAAGTTATTGTTTCAATGTCTTCAGGATCTGTTGTGATATAAAATTCTGCATCAACAACCAACGATTGAATTGCATCCATTGTAGAAAAGGTTCCTGTTACAATACTCGGTCTTGAATTATTCATAACTATTTTTTCTTATTATTGTGCAATTTCTTGTAGTACCCATAGTGTCATATTCTCCCAAGTGTTACTATGTATCGCTCCTCTGCCAGACCATTGCCCCATGTATATTCTATATGATACTAAGGATGTTGTAGCAGGAGAATCTAAATATGAATAATGCATCGTAGTAGATGCATTAGAATTCACAGTTTGATCATCATCCATAAAATAAGCACGTATATTCGTGCCAGTGCTACTAAAATTCTTTATTACAGCATAACCTCCACCAGCAGTATCCCTCCAAAGTTCATAGGCAATCCCATTATCGGTGTTAGAAGTGCCTTTGGCTAAGTAAAATGGTTGATCAACCATAACTAAAATTTTACTTGTACTACTTTTAGGTGTTATAGTACAAATATTAGGAGTTGCTGTCATAGCTGTAACACCAGTAGAACCTAATGACCCTTGATATGCAGACTGATGAACTGTCTGAATCACATGCCCTGCTGGATATACAATAGCAGTATTAGCTAGGTTTCCTGAAGTAACAGTCCCAAGTTCAGTTACATCTAATGCATTAATATCAGCTAGTGTTGGATTAGCATTAGTTACTTTAGCAGTATTAGCCACAACAGCAGTTTCCAAGTTTGCTACATTTGGAATTGCAACTGTACCTGTGAACGTAGGGCCAGCTATAGGTGCTTTCAATGCCAGTTCATCACCGCTACTAACGTAGTCTGCGAGTATTCTTGCTCTTGTCATTCTGTTACCTCATCCCAAGTTGTTGTGTCTTCATTCCATGTATAATCTTTATCATCATCTGGCATTGCAGTTGGAGGTTGCCAATCGAAACTGGCATCTAATGCCCATGATGGATAAGGCTTTGGTGAAATGAATACGTCATTGGCTTTGTCGTATGTGTATCCTACGCCTGCATACTGTTTTCTGAAGTTGTTATTGTAGCTAGTTTGTATCCATAAGAAGGAATCTCCAACAAGTCCTGAGTTTATAAAGTCCTGTTCTGCCACGATTACTTCTGTGACTATATTATCTTTATCTATTTTTGCGAAATGACTCATATTGCATACCTTATTATTACGATTCCTGAACCACCAGTTCCACTTCCTCCACTACCAGTGGTGATACCTAGCCCACCGCCACCGCCACCAGTATTTGCTCCACCATTACCTCCCTTAGTGGGAGTTCCAGCTATTCCTGCATTTAAAGCAGAACCTCCGGCTGCACCACCAGTACCTGAAGCTGCTCCACATCCTCCACCTCCGCCACCTGCACCTCCAGCACCAGCAGTTGAAGTAGAATATTGTGAACCACCTCCACCACCACCAGCCCAAGACAGAGAAGTACCATTGATAGATGACACGAACCCAGTACCACCAGCACCAGATACAGAACCTGAGTCTGCAAGACCTAACGCACCGCCACCGCCACCTCCGGCACTGGTATATGGTTGTGTAGATGTGTCTACTGATGTTCCACCTGCATAACCTTGAAAGGTCACTGTTCCAAAAGTTCCTCCGTCATTTATTCCAGTACCACCAGCACCAGCAACCCAACCTCCTCCACCACCAGAACCACCTGCAAGACCTGCTGTATCACTCGAAGTATGATATTTTCCTCCTCCACCTCCTCCAGTAGCTATTATTGAACCTAGTGATGTGTTGACTCCATTATTACCTTTTGCTTGTGAAGTATCTGCTAGAGGTGTACCTCCGGCTCCAATTGTTATAGTATGATTGCCTGTAGCCATTGAATATCCGGTTGCATACCTAATACCTCCAGCACCACCCCCACCAGCAGACCCTCCTGAGCCACCTCCAGCAACTACGAGATAGTCAACTGTACCAGTCATAGTATGTACTGTGAATGTACCAGAAGTTAAAAAGGTATGAACTATATAGCCTGAGTAAGATGTAATTGTTCCACCAGTAGCAATATTACTTAAACTAATCCAAGAAGTACCATTGTAAACTTTTACTGTGTCACTCGTACTGTCATAATAAATTGCTCCTTCTGCTGGAGAGCCGGGAGCAGAGCCGGGTGTAAGGACGATAGAGGGGGCTGTAACTGCTCCTGAGAATGTTCCTCCTGAAGCGGCACTAACAAAGTCTGTTGGTATAGTGACTGTCTGCCAACTTGATGTACCATCTCCATCTACTCGTAAATACTTCGTAGTTCCTGTTACTCCAGTTGAGATAATATCTGCACCTTCTACAGTAGTTGCACTAAAGATCGACAGGGCAACAACCTCTACAACGTCTGAGGCCGCCAATGCAGATAGACCTGTAATAGTGCTTCCATTCGTTGCAATGCAGTCAGTACCAACAACTAATTTTACACCATTTAAAAATACGCTGACCTGACCAGAAGTGTAGCCTATGGGTACGCCAGCATCATCTGCTGAGACTACTGTTTCACCACCAGATGCTGATGTGTATGTGAACCTCTGGGCTTTGCCCATGCCATCTGGTTCTGCTCCTATGTAACTCATGTTTGTTTCCTTTTAATTTTTATACTGCGTATCTAATTATTACTATTCCTGAACCGCCACTTCCTGCCGCACCAACTTCATCCCATTCTCCTGCTCCTCCACCTCCACTACCAGTATTTGCACCGCCATTCCCACCAACGGCTTGGGGAGAACCAACAGTTCCTGCATTTAAACCTCCTATTCCTGCTAAGCCATTGACCGCACCTGCTCCTCCTATTGTTCCTCCTCCACCACCACCTAGTCCACCTGAGTTTACTCCATTAGAAGTACTATAACCAGCACCACCTCCACCGCCAGCCCAATAGAATCCAGTATTATATGCAACACTATTATGAGTACCAGACCCAGAGGTATGTCCTAATGCATCTGGAGTTATCCAAGCTATTTGGAGTCCATCACCACCTGTTCCACCTACTGACCCACTAGTGTCTCCCCCAACAGACCCAGCATCGGTTGCACCACCACCTCCACCTCCCATCTGCGAGTTTGGTGATGGATTAGAGCCACCAGCACTGCCATAATTAGTATATGAGCCACCTACCGTTGTCTGACTTTGTGCAGGTTGGGTTGCCGCAGAAGCGGTGAGGGTCTGATGACCCCACACACCACCACTACTCCCACCTCCGGTAGATGGAGGATTTGGGTTTGCGTATGCCCCTCCAGCACCACCACCAAGAGCAGTAAGAACTGTAGTGCTTCCCAAAGTAAATGTTGAACCATAGCCATTATAACCAGCATTGGTTGATGCCCCAGCACTTCCTCCCGATTCTCTTCCTGCTCCTCCATCTCCTACAGCTACAACATAAGTACCAGCGGCTAATGTTATTCCTGTGGCATAAACTATACCTCCTGCTCCACCTCCACCACCATGTCTGGAACCTCCTGCACCACCTCCAGCAACAACGAAAACATCTGCTGTCATAGAACTGGTAACAACAAAATTGAAACTACTTGAACTATTCGTGTATGTATGAACCCTGAAACCAGTATAAGTTGTTATTGTTCCACCATTTGATGTGGGTAATGCCTTTGTTATTATATTAAATAATCTAGGGGAACTTTGTGCCTGTGCATCTATTGCATCAACAGTAATATTATAAGTTGTGTAGGTAGTACCAGTAATAGTTCCAGTAATATCACCTGTAGATGTACTCATTGCCAAGCCGGGAGGTAATGGACCACTCGATAGTGCATAAGAAGTTGTAGCCGGTGATCCACCAACTAGATCAATTGTAGAAATTGCGGAACCTGTAATAAAAGCAGATAATATATTCCCAGAAGCAGGAGAAGTCCAGCCGGGTAAAGCAGAATAATCAACATTAATACTTGCCGACAAACCACTTGTATTCCCTACTACCAAACCATCAACCTTAGTTCCTGCTGTTTTTGCTGGAGTACCTGTGACAGTAATTTGACTTGAACTATCTCTTGAGACTGTGCTTGGAGCAGTACCATCTATAGTAACAGTTGCACCTGTCTGAAAATTAGTGCCAGTAATTATGAGTGTTTGTGTATTAAAGGTTAATGATATTGGAGAACCTGAACTTGCAGTAGCGGTTGGTGCTATAACAAAAGAGGCATTAGTTATGATTGATGAAACAGTAGTATTAAATGATAAAACCGCTGAAGAATTTGTTGCAGTTGCATTTGCAGAAAGCTCAAAAGATGTATCAGTTATAATTGATAAAATAGTTGCTCCAGCAGGAACTCCTGTAAATTCGGCTACTGTCATTCCAACTACAAGTCCAGTAGTAGACCCTGCAACTGTGACTGTTGCATCAGTATTAGTAAGACCACAAGTAAGATTGCTAACAGTAGAAATACCTGTTCCCTTAACTACCTGTCCTACTACTATTCCAGTTGTAGATGCGGCTAATACTGTAGTGCTACTCTGGGTAGTACAACTGAGATTAAATTCACCAACAGTATCTAATGCGGTATCATCACCGGGATAATTTAGTGAGGAAACTGTAGGTGGAGAATCTATTGAAGCCCATCCTGTTGCATTATACTGTTGCATAATGCCAAGAGTGGTATTGTACAGCATCATTCCAACCACAGGAGTCAACGCATCTCTTTCAGTTGTTGTTGCTGAAGGAATCTTAACGTAGTCACCTAAAAGGTTCAGGTTCGAGGGTATGTCAGCAGAGATTAAAGCGGCTCTGCCAGATTTTCTTCCAACGTAACTCATGTAATCTCCAGATAACTTGTAATCACATTCATGGAATTTGCTGTATTGCTTCTAACTTTTATTGAGTCTGAGGTTTCCATAACGAGCTTGTAGTCCCCTCCAAGCACCACCAAACTTCCGCCCGTGGGAATCGGGGCATCCTTGACTATCCATGTTTCTGTACCACCATTAACTAGCTTAACTCCAACTGCAATAACTCCTGCTGTTATATTGGCTATTGTCATTCCAATTAAAGTAGTCTGTGTTGCTGGACTTGTGGTAGCAACTAGAGATAGTGCAGGACTATCTGTATCAGCCGCTAAAGCAGCGTTAAAAGTGTCATTCTTAAATGTGTTTGCCATATTTATCCTTTAATTTCAATTAGTTATCCAAGAGCGATACTCATAGCTACGGCTGAGTTGTTTGCTTCTAATTGGGTTTCTGTTAGAGTAAGTCCAAATGCCTGCCATGCAGAAGCATCATAAAAACTTAGTTTGTTAGTCGTAGTATTATAATACAAGTCCCCTTCATCATTATCTGAGCCCGGAGCAGAACTTGCGATTCTATACCTATCTGCAAAGTCATTGACACTACTTATATTATCTGCAACTGTTTCTATATCACCTATTACTCCAGTAGCACCTAATAAATCCATATCTGCTATTACTGGTGCAAGACCTAACAAGGCCATATCTTCTGTTACAGTAGCTGTTCCAAGTCTAGCTAGGTGACCTGTGGTTGCATGTGCCATATTAGACGTACCAAGCAATGTAATTTCACCATCTACTGCTGCTACAAGGGCTACCTCTCCATCAACATCTGCTACTTTAGTTACATCTCCAGTTGTAATACTAGCAACCTTAGTTACATCACCAGTAGTAATTACTGCAACTTTACTTACATCTCCTGTAGTTATATCTGCAACTTTACTAACATCACCTGTGGTTATAACAGCAACTTTTGAAACATCCCCAGTTGTAATAACAGCCACTTTTGACACATCGCCAGTAGTAATATCTGCGACTTTACTTACATCACCAGTTGTAATATCTGCAACTTTTGAGACATCTCCAGTAGTTATAACGGCTACTTTTGAAACATCTCCAGTCGTAATAACGGCTACTTTAGATACATCTCCTGCTGTTATACCAGCAACAGTTGATACATCAGCACCATCAGTTCCTATATTTGAGACAGTAGTTATATCAACTCCAGCAGTACCAAGAACAGCTAATTGTCCTATTTCAGTATCTATTGCAGCTACTTTTCCAATATCAACTGCATCTGCAACAGCCGCATCAATATTTGTTTGTTGACCTGATGTTGGAGTAGTTTGTTTCCATGCGGAAGCAGTATCATCCCATACTTTCATTACTTCTAATGTTGTATCATAATATAATGCTCCGTCATCTAAGGCATCACCATCATTATCTTTTCCTACATTTGCTCCTACTTCTCTGGACGCAGTAGTATGCGAGCCTAAATATTTATCATCAAATGCATCTGTATAACCCTCAGCCAATGCTGCTGAAGCTGCAGCATTACTTGCATACTTCTTTGCAGAATATTCCCCTGTAATAACTTCTGTAGCTTCTACATGGGAGCCTCCACCCAAAGCCCATTGCTTTGCAGTGCCACCTGTCGCAGCAATACCCTGTGCATATTCCTTTGCGGAATACTCATTTGTCTGAGCATTATTTACAAAATCAAATACAGTAGTCCCATCTGTTAATGTGACCCACTCTTCAACTGTCTGAAGCTTGAGAGATACATCATTTGCACCATCAATAATATTCAAAGCAGACGTTACTGCTAACTCACCGCTACCTGCACCAATATATACTGGGGATTTACTACTCATATAACTCCTCTATACTCTTTCTATCATTGACAAAATAACAGAACATGTTTGTGTTGAAGTAACTTTTATAATATCTCCTGTTAATACAGGAGTACCTGCATTATTTAATCCATGCTGCAAAATCATTTTACCGGGTATAAGATCTAATGAACTATCTGCTGGTAATGGTATTGTATCTGCTAACTTAACAACAGTTGCATCATAAAAAGCAGTTAAAGTAATTGTTAATTCTCCTGCACTTGTTGAAGTTGATGCCACATAAAATCCAATTATAACTGAATCTGCCGCAGTGGGAGTCGCATCATCGCTTGCAGGGGCTGTAAATATTGTTGTTTCTGTAGCAGCCGGAACATTGACTGCATACCTCATATATCTTTCTGCCATATTAATCTCCTAATATCATTTGATTTTTCCTAGCAACTCTTTCCATCATTGCCTCTAAAGTTTTTTCTGTACCCTGATCAATAGCATATGCATTATCTAAAACTACTGAACCAGAAGCGTAAGTCACTTTACCTGTTCCAATTGTAGACAATAAATTACTTGATGAATCACTAATTGTCCCAGACCACTTTTGATTGGTCAGGGTTTTATTAGTAAAAGAATCTGTACTATCTATTGTTGGAACTGTATAGCTTGCTGTACCATCATGAACCTTTAATCTCCAAGGATCTCCACTTGCATCTGATTTGAGGACTGTAATCTCTCCTTCTGAACCAGTAAATGTTCCATGTTCAGTAGCAGTCCCTCTTCTAAATTGTATACTTATTCCCATTACCTCCTCACTATCATTCTATTTAAGTTTACCCCACCAGTTATAGAAGCAGGATTTAATGGTTCAACACGATGAGCATCTGCTATAAGTTGCATCTTCTTGTTCATAAAATATCCACTCTTCTCAACATTCCTTAAGTCATGTTCTTTTAAATATGCTCTTTCTAATGTTCCATACGTAAGTGCATCTACCCACACTGAATCTATATCACATGTAGTTTGATAATCAGTTGATGCAATAATAAATGTATCTGTATAATTACTAATGGTTTCTGCTGCAGAATCAAAGGTCAATGAAATACCTGCATCATCAACCAATGCTGTTGATGTTCCAACAATCCAACCTTGCAAAGTTGTTACTATTATCCGTACTACAGAATTATCTGCATTTGTAGTATCTGTATACTGATATGGAACCTCATCACTCATTCTTGGTGGACGAGATGTCCCTGTTAGTTTTAATGTTGCTTCTACAGTTGGTATAGGCCACACAGTTATAGTGCCTGAAGATCTTTGGTCAATCACAAGTGCCTGAGGAATGCCTGTAACAGTTGTCCAATCCTGTATCCTACTCCATAGAGGATTACCAAATATCTTGGTGATAGAAAACTCGCCTTCTGCTGTAGTAGCAGGGAGCCTTCCCTCCGAAGAAAGTGACTTCATTTCAGAGGTTGTGACAACTGGCAATTCCCTTCCACTAATTGACCCTCCCCCACTGATATCCATAAGAGTAGAAGGAAGTGCTATCTTATAGTTAGTGGCACTAATAACTACTTCATTGTCTTCTACCGGCAACCTAATAGTCCTCACAAGATCTAAAACTGCATCATGAATATAATTATTTAATTCAGTCTTAGTCCAACGAATATATTCTGTATCTTGAAGAACAGTTATTACCCGTGACCTGATATCAACTAAATCAATCATGCAACTTCAACTCTTTGTAGCTGTGCATTAACCTTATCCTTATCAACCTTAGATGAAACAGGAGTTTTTAATACTTGCACATTGTACCTGCAAACATCATAACCAATTAATGGTGAACCTTCCTGTGCCTGATGATACTTTGTTTCAACTGCATCCATAAGAACACTGAAATGACCCGGAGGTATAGCCCTACGAGAATTTCTAGGGAACCTCAGCACCCAATCATTGTGCGTAACTGTAACTGGCCCCATTTGAGATGGGTCATCACCATACCCAATTACTACAACGCCCCAACCCTCAGGTGTTTTTAAGTCCTTACCAACTTCTATAGCCATGTCTTTCTGGAATGTTTTATGTACAGATACATTCTTTCTACGGCCTGAATCATACATCGGGCTATTAATCTGATGCCCATATTCTCCTACTGCAAGTAGTCCTCCTGCTAATTCGCCACTCATGTCATTGCTCTCGTTTTAATGAAAAATAAAATTCTGCCAGAAGTAGGAGGATCACTTCCCCTTAATCTGACTGTTAATCGGATCGTTTTATTAGATCCGTCCGGTGGAAGAAATACGGATTCTGGACGTTGCTGAAACGAATGTGGCTCCTGCGGTAATCCAGCCCATTTTAAATATAACTCTTTTTCTTCCTTTACTCTACTCACCCTTCCTACACATATATCTGCCGATACACCCAAAAATGGTTCAGTCAATATAACTGATATTCTTTCCGGCAAAGTTTCTGGATAAAGATAGTGATCAAAGTAAGCACTGGTAATCAGAGTATCATTTCCACCATTAAAACTTTCATGGTTGATTTCAATTATACTCGTTTCCCCTATCGCTTCTGAGACAGGGGCAGGCGGAACCCACCCCTGAAATCGTTGTGTCATTCAACTCTATTAACTAATAGTAGATGCACCACACTCGATACGATAAAGCCAGTCTTCATTGAGGATCTGGCAAGCATACCAGCTCTTCCATCCGACTGAACCAGATTGACCCAAAGGATCAGTAACTGCTGGTTGAGGCATTACTACCTTAGGAATCACAGCATCATAACCAGAGAGTGATACACACCCTATGCATTCTGCTGAGAAAATAACGATAGGATATACCTGCACAGTATTGTTAGATGCATTTGTAACAAGCTTCAGAGAAGCAATAGTTGCACCTATCTCCGTTGCTGCTCCTGCTTCAGCATAATTACTGGTGTCAGCAACAGTGCCAGCCGTAGAACCAAATGATTGGCCTGTATGACCGGGCGTGTAGCCACTTGTTTGAGTTTCCAGTACATTCGTATCAATCATCTCTGTTCCATCTGGTGTCTTACCAAACGGAGATGCCTGAGTTGTAAGTACGAATCTAACTACGCCAACACTACCTAATTCTCCCGGTAGCATTTGCTGACCATTATTACTGTACTTCACATAAGGTATAAAGCCCGGAAGCTTCTCAATGTCCTTACGTAAATCAGTATGCCCTACAGCAACAAATGCTTCAGGTACTGGTTCAGTATTGTATTTGGCGGAGGGAGTCATCTGCTTCGCAATCTTGCGAGCTTCATTATACTCCAGTGTACGGACTGCCGTATCAAGAAGATTGGTTGTCGAACCAGTAGTATCACCAGTTGTTCCGCCAATCTCTGCATCTACTGTTGCTCGTGTAGTACCACCAGCATAAGCCGCCTGAGTACCTGAACGTGCATGTAGAAATGTAATGAAGTCCATCAGTTCGGCAGCTTGAATTGATTGCCGTTCTGTTATCTGCTGAATAATAGGATCTGACGCTGCGGCAACCAACACATCAGTAGTGGCAACATATGAACCATATTGGTTCAACTTTACCTTGATGATTGTCTGCAACAGTGTATCGGCTGGGGGCTTAACACCTTCAGCCAATGGAACGAGAGGTAGTGCGAACTTTTCAAAACGCTTCCACCTAACCTCAAGTCCTTCCTTCTGTGCTTTAGTCTCCTTCTGTCCGAACCGAGCCATTATCATGGATCGTTTCGCTATTGATAGGAATTTTTTTTGGATCTTAAAGGCCTCTGTTTCATCGAGAGAACCATATTTCATGGTTCCGCCCATAGAGGATGCACCTGTAGCACCTCTATTAGCGTTTGATCCGCCACTTGTCCAAGTTGTAGCCATAATCTTACTCTATTATATTGTTAAAAAATTTAGTTAATGTAGAGCAAGAACGGGATTATCAATCAGCCATTGCGTTAAATAACGCCTCACCTGAAAGTCCCTGAGTAGAGTCTGTAGTCGTGGCCTGAGGTTGTGATGACCCCATTAACTGGGATGCTTGTTGCCTTCTTTGATCCTGTCGATCAACACCAACATAAGGCTCCTCACCTTGTCCACTCAAGAATAACTGAATTACTTGAGCTTTTGCCTCATTATCACCTTGGGTCATGCCCAGCCTACGCATTGAATCCTGATTCACCCACTCTATAAAGGTTGCATCATCTTCAATTCTAGGCCATATTCCAAACCCAAGCTTGCCATCAAAATACGATTGTTGCGATATTGCATCATACTTCTGATTCAATGTAGTTATTGGCTCCTCGTATTTATTTTCTACATACTTACTTATTCTATCTTCTACATCATCTAATTGTTGTTGCTTAAACTGATTGATTTGCCGCCTTACCATCCGTTCTGCTAATTTCTCCGATGTCTTCATAACTTCAGGGAAATCATCCAGTACTCTTTGGTCATCGTCAGACAAAAAGTTTTCATCGGAATAGGGGTCAGGTTTTTGAGTTTGTAAACTAATTTCTGATTCACGCTCAAGAACTGCAAGTCTAGCTCGCAAGTCCTGATTTTCCGCATCCTTTTCTTTTTGTGCACTAAAGGCACGATCTGCATGTGGCCTTAGATCTTCATAACTTTTTGTTACTGAATTTAGTTTCTGGTTTAATTCGGCAATCTCATCTTCCCTTGCCCCTTGATCTTTTGCTTGGTCATCAAACATTTCTCCATCTGATGGAGGTGTTTCATCTTGCATATATCACTCTTCACTATGGGTTAGTACGTTCCTGATAAAATTATCAAGGTCAAGTATATTCTTGATTTCTTTAATTTCACCAATTAGTACGTTAAAGGAGGCTACTTCCTTTCCGTCATAGAGGGGCTTCTCAATGAGTCTATCCTCTTTCCGTCTAAGTCTGTCCTCTAAAAAATCAGAGAGTTGAGTCCATCTGGGGTCTTCCCTCAGTGTTAGGAGGTGCTCCAGCTTCTCCCTGTCCAAACGCTGGTTGTGTTGTCTGTTCTTGCTGTTGATTTTGAACATCCTGTTCTTCTTGCTGTTGCTCCTGTTGTTGTTGTTGCTGTTGTTGTTGTTGCTGCAACTGCTGAGCTTCCATCTGCTGTTTTTGCATTTCTTCTAATAACAGTAAGGATGTTTGCTGCAACATTTGAGGCAGATTCTCAGCCAACGACAAATCTCCTTCTTTAATTTTAGCTAGTCTTTCCTGTATAATACCTTTTCTTATATCTGATGCTACAGCTTTCTTTTCATCTACAAGTGCCTTACCTTCATAGCCCTCGGTTTCCATTTCCATCTGCTGTCTAACTTGCTCAATCACAGCAGCTTTCTCTTGTTGGGCTGCCTCAGCAACTTCTTCCTCAGATTTTATTAGTCCGTCTATTTCTAATCCTAACCCAGCCTTAAGTGGAACGGCAAGCTTTTCAAAATTAAATCTGTTCCTCATCTCAGGAACCTGACCAACTACCTGTATTAACTGTAACACCTGTTGTATCGTAACTTCCTTTGCCATGAAAGTATCATAGCTTTTTGCCTGACAAAGGAAATCTCCCTTAATAGACATGTCATCTGAATCTGCCATTAACCAATAATAGATAGCAGACACATTTGAATTGACTAAATTATTTAGCGACCTTACTACACCTGTAGTTAACTTGTTCTGGTTTTCATTCAGTATCTGCATACCTGTTGCAGTTTTAGTTTGATACTGTGCACCACTACCCATACCTATAGGTGTTTGACCTGAAGCTAAATCTGTATTCCTTTCTATTAATCTTAGTAAGTCAACGAGTCCATTTGTAACATCTGGAACTAATACCGGTTTAAATGCATCATTAACACTCTCTCCAGTCTTCATCCTAAATATTTTACCCGGAAAGATATCATAAAAGTCATCCTGAGTGCTGTCAAAGGCATTAGGATTTATTGCAAACATTGGCTGAGATGCCATAGTCTTACCTTCAACAATCATCCCATATATAAAATTCATCATAGATTGATCGTCACGGATAGCTTCATATATTCCACTACCCCATATGCTATCTTCCTGCTCCTGCCAATAACAAAAATCGTATGGTATCCTACCATCAAATGGATTAGGGATAGCCCTCAATACTTTAGAGCCAAGTACAGTAACTACAACAGGCATATGGATCGGGCCATCAGCCGTCATATTATCCGTAATTTCCATATGCTGCTCAAGCTCCTGCTTGCCAATACCTCGATGCCATAATTCAAGCACACAGAAATTCTTATTCTTATCGTAACTTGAACTCCACCTTTTTGGAGAAGTACCACCTATATCTGAAATTGTCTGGCCTTCACCTGTCTCAATACATCTTTCAATTAGTTCTGGATCTAAGTTCCCATTAGATGCCTGAGCCATTGTCCTTAACTCCTGAGCCGACATATAGCGTCTTTGGATAACCCAGTCTAAATCAGACTTACACGTGGAACCAGAGGAAGGGAATATATCCCAAACAGAGATCCACTCAACATGTGGATACATCTCAGACTCAACTGCTTCCTCGATCATCTCCATTAAGGGATCTGCATATGCAGTCTTATATAATGGAAAGTCAATCTTCTTTAATACAATTGACTTGGTAATCCCCGTGCCATACAGTGTCTGTTCATTAATTACTTTAGACAGGACATCTTCATATTCTGTTACATCAAAAATATCTCTGATTTTTAACTCACAGTTCTTTGCCCGGATAGTTGCTTCATCATAAGGTGAGTCACTCTGTAATACATCGGGTGACATAAACTTTGGTCTACGTGCAGGTGTGATTTTAAATGGGATCTTACCTTGCTGAAACGTAGAACTCATCAGCTTGGTTCGTGCCTCATGAACTTTACGCTTCGTAAGGTTCACATATATACCACGTTCCTTTGCAATCTCTACTGCCTTGGAGACTGTATCAGGGAATTCACCACGCATAGCATGCCATGCAGATTCCCATATTGCTTCTTTAGTTGTTCGTTCAGAATCAGAAGACGCTTCTGTATACAGTTCCTGTACCAGCAACCCTAAAGAATCTGGAAGTAGCCCCTCTGGTGTATCCTCATCACTATCAGACGTAATATACTGGGTGCTTTCCTTTGCATACTCTGCCATAGGTTATGTCTTTTTCTTCCGATAAAGTTCTTTCCAATTTGTTCTAAGTATTACACCCTTCTTTTTTGCGGCTGTCATTAAGGCTACTCTTTTCTTTGCCAGTTCCTTCCTTTTCTTCTCAGCAGCAATTTTCTTTTTCGCTGCTAACTTTGCCTCTGCCATAAGCTTTTTACTTTTTAAATCCAGCTTTATTTCTTTTGTAAAATGCTTCCGGGATTTTCTAGTTCCCTTTAATGGTGTATCCATAGTTAACTCTTTATTTCTTTTTATCTGAATTCTGATTAATCCATTGGCTAGCCGAATAACCTACTGCTGCTGAAGTACCAAGTGCTGATGCACCGCCTGTTACCTTAGCCACTCTCACTAATTTCTTTTTTGAACTTTTGGTTTTCAATTTTGGATGTGATGCTTTTTTATTAGTCTTTACCATTGCCCTCGTTTCAGATTTAGTTGTAAGGGGCGTGGATTTTTTCTTTAATTTAAGTATGTCTGGTCTTTTACTTTTTGTTGACCTATACGCTGCTCCACCAGATCCTCCTATTCTTTCAAAAATATCAGCATTAGTTTCCGTAGCAGTTCTTGAAAACTTCTTTAGCTTTATTTTACTTGCCATAATTTCCTCTTTATAATTTGTTTATTTAGTAATTTAATAGGATTTACAAGGGATGTCATAGTATGCATGGTAGTATTTTAATGCAGTACAGAAAGATCTGAGCATCTTTTTTATAACACTTCGTCATTATCAGCCTAAGATACAGGAAAACGTCCGTCAATATAAATATTTTTTAACCTAGTTTTATCTGCACTAAAAATTCCTCATATCCTATACTCCCCTTAGACTGGTTGCACTTACGACATGCTACTACAAGATTACTCTCTTCCATCATTTCTTTCTTAGTAGTAAGCTTTGCTACCGGTATCTTATGATCAAGTACAAAATCTTCTGGTGTTACCCTTGTCTCACAGTAATGGCATGGTGCTGTATTATCAGACAACCTAGCTTCCATCCACTTCTTAATATAGGTTGACCTATTATATCCACCTTTCTTATGCCTTATATCTCCTGATATTATCTGCTTTTCCCATCTACGTTTATCCTTACAACGTCTAGTACAATACCTCTGTCTTGCATATTGAAATTTATTTGCAGGATATTCAGAGCCACACTGTTCACATATCTTAATCCTATCCATTTATGCCCTCACGTAATATTCTCTTCTTTGAGACTTTGGTTGAATTGCTATCTGTGGCCCCGGTATATGTGGGTGCATATAACACATGTACCCAGCAATAGCTAACGACATTACCCTATCATCGTGGCAACCATGCTGTGCCGCTTCCTTACCATTGTTATGTATAACGAATGTCTGTAGCTCATCTATTGATGCCTTTGAAAATATTTCAATTTGTTCTTCACGAATAAGTCTACGCAATAAATCAAGTATTAATTTTCTAGTTTTAACATTTGTATTAAACCCTAATCGTTTCTTCTGCCTCTGCCCCCGTTCATCCAGAGCCTTCTCTATGTATATATTGTCATACTGATGGATTGATGATAAAAACTTCAAGGTTAATAACCCATGATTGTTATTTTCTACTGCAACAAGTGCATGGTTATACCATATACCTATAGTAACTATTACCCACGCAAGTAGATCTGGATCTATACGTGCACTCCATGTGCCACACTCCTCATATGTTTCTGCATCCAAGACTGTAATCACAGAATAATCCGGGTTACCTGTTTCAGATATTATGCCTTCTGCAACATCGACTCCTATCCTATAATGCCTGCCATCCTGTGGGGCGTTGAATACAGTAAACTCTCCATCTCTACTTTGATCCATAAAATATCTCATCTTTTCTTCACCACCTATATTTTGGAATCCATTAACAGGAACCTCAAAACGCTTAGGCGGAAAATCTCGCTCCCTTTCCTCTGCTTCAAACCACATTTTAGTTAAGACCACTGAATCAAATGCACTCCTTCCTGATGCGACAAAAGCTTCTCTCGCAGTAGTAGGGTATTCCTGATGGAACACATTTAGGTCGCCTTGACATTCCGGAGAGATAATTTTATTCCTCCGCCACTTCAAGTGTTCAAGGGTTATTTTAAACTCATAGGTAACATCGTCTGCTATATAGGATGTTTCCACACCTAAAAGAGTTTTCTCCTCAGTTCCCCCATATACAGGATTTGATCCCAGCGATTTTTCAAACGTATCATCCTCCAACTCCTCTTCACTTAGTTCTGTTTTATATTCATCAAACACAAACCAAGGGAAAAATACAGTTTTAAGGCCGCTATCATCTTTCTCCGCCCTCCACCATTCTTTTTCAAAATAGTTACCAACACCCTTTGCAGTACTCTCCATCCATATTTCCGTCCCATATCCCTGTACAACACAGTTCATCATACCAGTTGCATATTCACGGGCACGACCTCCCCAACGGGCGACCTCGGAACAATGAAGCATGTCGATCCCCGCACCTACTACCTCAGAGCCTTCTACAGTAGACATCCCGTACCTAGAGTTCAGCCCTTTGCCATCACTAGAACCCCATGTAAGTTCCTGCTTACCTGAGTAATGTGATAGTGGCTTAATAAAAGTGGGGTAGTTCTGTTCCATAACCTTAGTCATGGCAAACATTTCTGAAGTTGTATTCTTAGAGTGTGTGCAGATATGCACTAATTGATTAAACTGGGTGGCTGCACGTTTAAACATACGTGCCTGAACATATGTAGATATACCGAATCGCCTTGCTTTCAAGACAATTATCCTTACATGCCCCTTATCTTTTAACTGCTGCTGTGCTACACCATGCAAAATCTTCTGCACAGAATTCATTACAAAAGGAATCAGCTTCTTTGTTCCTAATTCCTGAATCTTTACACAGTATTGAAAATAAGTATCATGATCCTGAAGCCGATCCATCAGCTCCTGCATCGCCTCCTTATCATCCATCCTTGGAGCTTGTTGTGCCATTCAATATATTTAATTTTAAATATCTTGCAATTAATACAGCATCAGCAATCCCATGGTCTTTAACTCTTGTAAGTGATAGCTCTGGGTAAAGCTGTGCAACCTTCTGTATAGACGCACCTTTCTCCCTACCCATATCTGGCATCATAGCCTTTTTCCATGATTGAGGCTGAATCAAATGATAAGGTATTCCATTACCCACACATAATCCACGAAGGAAACCATATGAAGCCATGTATCTCCCAGTAGAAACTATACCCTGCTTTGGCATTGTCTGGCTCTTCTCAAGTCCGATACTCATGGGCCGGAGTCTCCACCTGCCAAATATAGTTGCTAGCTTTGCCTCATCGAGTTCCCTCTTCTTGCCTACCATAATAATAGGCATATCCATTACAAATTCTATTTTTAAATTTTCATCTAAAACTGCTAGTGCCCCTGAAAAACCGGGGTCAATTCCCATTAAGTGCATTAGTCCCCTTATACCTTTCTATTTCTACATCCTGTTCTTCATCAGATATTTCCCATTTAGTTATACTGTCAGCATCCGTAATAGCTGGTTGTGCCCCATATCTCATTATCTTCCCGCCATTAGCAAGGAACTCTTCAACCTGAGACTGTAACTCAACTCTTTCTTCTGTATCTGCATTAGTAAAGGCGGCAGTCGCTACAAATGTTTTAGGTATATTAACTGCGGTGGGCTGACCGAATGTCCCAATCTTCCTAGACCTGTTACCTGATCCTGCTGTACTTCCTAACCCCTTTGGATTTTTTCTGGCTAGCTCCTCACGCTTCTCTGCCCGTCTTTTCTTTTGCCGGTCTGCCGTTAAAATATCCCAACACACCTTACTACAGCATGCATGACGATCCGTCTTTGGCTGGAACATATTACTACAGCCAATACATTTCCTAGGTGTAAGTAAAGAACTAAGCCTTAAGCTTTTTCTCTTTCTTTTAAAACTATCATGGAATTCGGAACATGTCCCTGAACAAAACCGTGTCCTACGTGAGGGGAGTTCACTCTTACATACAATACATATTTTTATTTTCACACCTATTTTTCCTCGTTCTCCAACATATAAATCATTGTGCCAACAGTATCTGCTATCTCCAACCAGAATGTTTCTGGAGAAGTATCTGCCTTACCTGCCTCCATCATTAACTCCTGAAATGATACACCAGACTTCCACGAGGCTGCGGCACATCCTAACATCAGTGCCAACTGTCTCCGGGAACTCATTATGGAATCATTTTCTAGCTTCTGTTCCTTTACTGTTTTCTGCCTCTTCCCTTTGCTCATCGTTAATTATCTCTAGTGAGGGGATGGTGATACTTGGCTCGGCAATAATTTCCCCTTCAATTACCTCCCCATGCATTTGCACGTTTAGTTCCTTAAGGGCATCTTCTACCCTATATACGTTCTCATTCTTTTGTTCTATGTACTTATACTCATTCGGCATTGCCAGTGCTATCCTTTCACTGCGGATGATCTTCATAACAGTATCTGCCTTTGAAGACCATATACTTAACTCACTTGTATCCTTTGAGCTAAGCACCTTCTCCTTTAGATTGTTTAGTTCGTCTAGGTGCTGGTGGGAAATATTTGCCCTATCGTCTGCATACTTCTGAATCATCCTTGTATGCATACTTGTAAGAGCTTCCTCCCTCCTAGATGCATACTTCCAGTCTCCTGCATTGATATACTTGGTAAGTGTACTCTGCCAGAACCCATACTTCTCACATAACTGTGATCGTGTAAGTATACCGGCCTCATAGTCAACCCTTACAGCAGCCTTCATTACCTCCCTGTGATGCTTAGCTTCATGCTTAGATCCAGTTGTAACCTTAGTTGCGTTGCTGTTTCCTCTTGTCTTTACTGGTTTTCTCATCTTGTTTTATTATTCTAATAAACTCGCATTGCGGATGAAGGAATTTATCCATAAATATCTCCCCCTTTTCATTGGTCTGTTCGATCCATGCCCCCTTAGCCAGTTTAGCAGACACATACGATTTCCACTGCTCCTTCTGCTTCTGACTTTTGTTCGTATCTTCCATATGCCACCACTCTTCTTCGCAGTTGTATTTTTTACCAATACTTAATGATTTCATAACTTGCCCCCTCACAGCATGGTTCTACATTTGTACCACAGTTAGCACATTGCTGATGCCCGTGCACCCTTACCTCTACAGTAGCGACACCACAGTAATCACACCTACTTTGCATCTCCATGCTTATATGTGTCGTCTGTGGGATGTTCTTCGAATAACTCCCTGAATAAATTATCTTCTCCTTCAACTCCATGTATCCTTAAATCTATCCTGACTTTCTTATCCTTAACATGGGGAACCTCATCCCATTCATATATACCCCCCTTCATTAAATTGAATAATTCGCTTGCTGTCAATGGAACATCTATTTTAATCATATTACCTCTATTAGTTGACATAGTGAAATGGGGATGTTATAAAAGTCCTCACCTTCCGGATACCTCGTGTTACATATGTTCTCTACATACTCCTCCTTCATGTACTTGCCATCTATGTGCCACGCCTTAGTGCAATCCTTATTTAATACCCAAAACATTACCTTCCTGCCACCATCCATGTACTTCTTCTTCCTATATGGTATGTGAACAGTACTCCACATAGTAGGCCACTTATCCTCCCAAGACGTTTTAATCTCCACCTCATGGTAGATATTGACCCAAGATTGTATATCAGGGCCGTAATCCTCATATACATTCGTGAATATACCCTTGGAATCTAGGTATCCCCTTACTGCTGTCTTTGCTTTATTGTCGCAAGCTAGGTACGCCTGCTTGTTGAAGTGGGCCATTATAATAATCGTCCATGATTTCCTTCTAATAGCTGTTGAAGTGGGATGTTGAAGTTGTCTCCTCCGGGGTTGTATATCTGGGGTGGGAGTGGAGCCTCCCTTTTCTGGACTGGATGGGACTCCTGAAGCTTCTGCTTCTTAAGTACCCTTTTTAACATAGCCCTGTCCTCCGACATTGCTACCTCATGTGATGATGGATGACTGTATTTCTGCTGGTATGTACTGTGCCGAGAAAAAAAGCCCCATACCATTAATGGGATTAGTCCGGAAAATATTAGAAATACCGCTATGGGATATAACCTGTCCCATATCCTGTCAAATGTGTCCATGATAACCCCCTGTTATTATGTTGAAACCTCAGTATACAACCACTATTACAGGATGTCAAGTATTTTTTTCATGGGGATTTATTCTTGTGGGATTCGGGTTTTTGGGGTGGGGGGTGTACGAGACTAGGAGTCCCATATATATATATGTACGGGTGCAGGTTCGCCCGTGGGGGGGGTCTTTTAAACCCGATCAGTTTTATTAGGTCGGATGGAGTGGTCGCATCTGGAAAAGTGCTTCGGGGCAATCGAGCCACTTCCCAGAAAAAAATCTGATAGAATGAAGTTAGGATCTCGGCAGAATACTCTGAGATTTCAGGCACATACCCGCACACACAGTGCGTGTGTATGGTTGCCGAACAACTCACACACAGGAGTGAGATATGTCCAGATATGTAACCGAAGCCCAACTCGACAAAATCATCGAGAAGGCAACGAAGCGAACCATCATGGCTTTCCTCAGCGAAGCTGACAAGCCACAGTCTAGTGGCAAGCCGAAGGCTGAGCCGAAGGCTGATAAGCTGGGTGCTTGGAAAGCGGAGCTTTTCGATGGTCTTGCAGAGCACTACGAAGACTACGAAGGCTCTGAGCTAGCCGAAGCTAGCCGGAAGAAGTTTAACGGCAAGGCTAACCTTCGGTGCATCATGCTCACATGGGGTATACTGCACAAGCAACCTTCGGTCAAGGATTTCGTTGGCAACAAGAAGTCCAAAGAGCTTCGCTCTTGGTACAAACGCCAAGTAGCATAACCCAGAACCCCTTGTGGATCTAACGATCTGCAGGGGGTTTTTTTTATGCCTACTGGAATCAACCTTCAGCAGGTAGTATGCAATAGTGCAGAAAGCGTTGGTATAACAAGTACTTATACTAGCGATGATTAACCAAGTAAACGGAGCCTGAATATGTATAACAAGCTAGTGCTACTGAACGTAGCGTTGTTAGTAGCATTCACAGTATGGTGTGGAGCAATGGTGCTTCTATTACCACACATAACCAAGTAACCATTAACAACTAGGAGGAATATGAGGACTAAGAAGAAGATAAGTACAGTAAGCGAAGGTACAAGTCAGAGGTTAGAGTTAACGAGAGCCTATATCCCAGAGCTAGATTTAAGGAAGTTGGGAGGAAGCCTAGACAGGGCATGGTTCATCAACCAAGTGATCTGGCATGACAATGGTTCCAGAGCACGTTAACAAGGAGGAAATATGCTTTACGTAGAAATGGTTCCTAACCCTATGGAACGAGTTTCAGTGGAGAGATGTGAGCATTGCAAGAAAGATTTAGCAAGCTTCCCTTGGAGACATTACCTTAGTGGTAGTATCCCCGAAGGGTTGATGGCTTTAAGCAATGATTCGCTATCAGTCGGAGAGGCTCACGAATCGGTATGTCCTAGTCCTAACAGGATACCGGAGAATGAGTTGGTTTATTTCTCGACTGACGCTGACTTCATCTACTAGGGTTAAAGTGTGGGCTGGCAGTTGGTCAGGGGTTTGTACCAGTACCAGCCCATGATCCCTCGAGGGTGAGGGTTCATTAAAGGGTTTATAACAGAGCCAGTTAGCTCTAGTTAAGTAGCTGTTTTATAGGTCTTTTATGTAATACTAGGATACGAATACAATTTCAAGCCTATATATATAGTTTATTTACTATAGAGATATATATAAAGAAAAAGAAAGTATAAAGAAAAAGAAAGTCACATAGCTTTGTAACCTAGCTATAAGTTCCACAGTTACACAACCTCCCCGAATACTGTTTAAAACCACACTACATTGAAGCGAAGTACTTACGCTAGGCAATCGATGCTTAGTTAAGTCCTCGTTTCATTCTAGGGTTGTTTTAAGCAACCTATGGCGACAACGTGGTGTTGTTGTCATCAAGTTAACTCCCAACATGGAGACTAAGATGAATACATTAAACAAATACAAGGGCATAGTATCCTTGCTGACTAACGCAGTCAATGAAGCAGGTCAACTCGATGAGATTTCGCTTAAGAATTCCAATCGTAACAAGCCTGCTTTGAGGCATACTGCTCAACCTGAACCTGACAAGGAAGTGTTAGAGTTCAAGTTCACTAAGCCTAATGGGTTTGATTCCCATGCTAGTGCTAGAAGGTTCAAGGCTCCCATCGAAAAGAGCCTCCTCTTAGAGACAGAGGAGACTACCTTTAGAACTTTCGGGAATGAGGTCTTTGACTATCTTAACTAGACTTGCCATTCCTAAGTTTGCTGGGGCTGGGTTACATCACTCAGCCTCAACATTCATGAGGAGTTATAACTATCACCGAGTTGCTCCTCAATAGCTTAGTCAGAACATTCTGAGCTATTGATGTGCAATTCTACAGAGGGATTGTATTAGTGTCAAGTTATTATTTACAAACAAACAAGGAGGACATATGACAAGGGAATTTAAACAGACTTGGGAAGAACAAAGGGAATTGAAACACTTAAGACTTAAGGAAATATTCCCCAATCAACGTGATCGTTGGGTGTTCGATGACATCTACTGTAATCGTGGTAGGAACAGGACATTAGGAGTTCCAAAAGCATTAGATGATCTACAGAAGTGGATTGAGTCTAACTATATTCACGAATTCAGCATGGATGCATTGATTGATGCCGTGTTCTACAAGATCTCCAATGGTGAGGTTTCACCTAACAACATGGAGAAGCTTGATAGATTCTTGAAACCATTCTTCAAGAAGCATAGGAAGTTTCTAAAGGAATTCCCTGAATGGAATGAAAAAGATCCACTTGAGTTAAGCTCTGACTCTGGATCTTCTAGGAAGTGGAGAAGGAATTCTGAAGACAACGAGCCTTACTTTGATAAACTGCAAATGAGTTAACTAAGGAGGATACATGTTAAAAGATAGATGGTATAGCCAGAAAGAAAAGGAACAAACATTCAGTGAACTAACCAATATAATCAGCATACTCAAGGAAGGTCTTGAGGACATAGCTAGTGACGACTCGTCAGAGGGTGAACTAGCAGTTGAAATCTTACAATCAATGGAGGATACATGCAAACAAAGCAACCTAGTAGACATAAAGAATCTCCCGAAGTTATTGAATACATAGAGCAAGTGGAGTGGTCGCCCCCCAACTCGGTGACATTCGATGAGGTAGATGAGGAGTTAATGGATCAGCTAGTAGACAAGAGGATTCATGCCAAAAATAACTAAAGAAGAAATTGATACCATTGTAGAGCAGATAATGGTTGACATTGCTAACAAGGATTACACTGCTATCTATGGGTTGATCGAGAGGTTAGCCGAACTGGATAGTGTAATAATAACACCCCTACTTAGGGGGTTCTTACCAGAGGAGGAACATGGAATACATATGTGAACCGACCAAGATCCCAACAGATTATTTAGATGCTTATTGTGATGCAGTGCTTGGTCATACAAACTGGGCGTTCACTCACACCCTTTGGGATGTCCATCTGACAGGGAATGACAGCAACTTTCATTCTGCTGTAATCTTTTATGAAACCCCAGCAAAGGAGGA